CCGCCTCCATATTCACCATTACCACCATCAGCTTGTTCAACAGATCCACCACCTGATCCTCCAATTCCACTACCTGTAGAAACAGATGGTAAACCTCCATTAATTGAAGTATTATATGCTGCATTTAATCCATTTCCTCCTGTTCCTGCACCAGTTCCAGCAGTATAACCTTGTGAGTCATAAGGTTCTGCACCATTACCTCCATTATATGCTTTTAAGTATGTTCCAAAAGATGTAGGTGCTCCTGCATTACCTGCTCCCCCATTTGCAACATTAACAGCAACTGTTTCTGTTACTTGACTTGCTACCAAAAGTGCCTCAGTCCTAGAACCTCCACCTCCTCCAGTTCCTCCTTCTCTATTTGCACTTGCTGTAGCTACTCCTCCATTACCTCCATTTCCTCCAGATCCGATACAAATAACTTTTATCAATTTAGCTCTTGCATCTTTTGTGAATGTTCCGTTTGATGTGAAAACTTCAATTTTTGGTCTAACAATAAAACTAAGATCTATTAATCCATTTGCATCTGTTTTTATTCCTTTTCCGGCATCTGCTGCTCCAGTAGATGAATCAATCAAAGTTATCCCCGCTCCAAGAGGTCTACAATCTCTGTAAATGTATCCATGTGTAGATTCATCGGTATCGTTTATTTGTGTTGTTCCAGCTCTAAGATAAATCTCAGCTAGGACCGTTTTGTCAGCTGGATATGCTGGTGCACTTGGTGATGCTGATTCTGTTCCTTGGGTGATTCCAATAACTCCCGCATCACTTATTGTCACGATATCTATTCTTGGATTTGTTGCCGGTGCTGTAAAGCTACCAGAGTTTCCCCCATTGTATTTCACGGTTATACCGTTAACAATAGCAACACCAGCATTGACGCGGATAGTCATGTTAGGTGTTTGTTGAGCGACCACCTTGAGACCCATTCCTGTATCGTTTAGTCGCTGTGCTGTTATTTCCTCATTTTTTTTCCAATTTCTCGACATAAAATAAATTAATTAATTTCTAATTCTCCATCTAAGGTCAAGGCATCTCCGGACGCTACCGTCACATCGATTCCTATCCTGTTTAATGGTGTCCCGGAGTTCGACGTCGCCGTTCCATTTATAAACAATACAAACTCTTTCCATGTTCCGGTCGCCTCTCCAACGTCCCAGAAACTTGTAATCACTAGCACATTATTACTTCTCGCCATTGATGATACTGCTTTTCTAGTTCCAGCACTCGGGGTTTCTAATCCTGTATCACTTGCTGATGGTGTTGTTGTCCCTGTTCCTAGCTCTTGATAATTGATTGCCATATCTGTCGTTGCCACTAGTTCGTTATTTAAAGCTGCTGCTATTAATGAGGCGGTCAGTGTAAGGATTACATTGTGAGTTCTAAACATTCGGACCTCTCGTCCAATAAGATATGATCCTATTTTTTGAGCGATAAAGTCGGGGAGTAACATTGGAACTTTTCTAAGCTCTAGGATTTCCTCTTTTGTGAGGTGAGTTTCTTTTGTAGTATAAAACCTGTATCCCGGTACGTTGGCTGTAAAAAATCCCTTAATAAAATCAATTAACTTTTTCCATCCGCCGTCTATTTTAATTTTTTCTTTATAATTTTTCATATTAGGTTGTTTTAGCGCCGTTATTTGTTTTCGGCATTCTATTTCTATCATTTGAGTCCGTTGGATAATGTGGACCCGCGACCCATATTGGTAATGTATTTAATCCCCACGGATTTGTTCGCCAAGTTTCCCCTGCTACAATTTCCTCGAGGTATCCATAAACCTGCACCAGTATTTCGTTTTCTAAGGTTTCATATTGGTCCGCTTGGTCGGTTACCAATAGCTTACCTAGCACGTCTATGATTCCTATGTTTTCAGAGGCTAATAACTGCACTTCATACTCGAATGCGTCACTCGATCTTGTTTTCATTGTGACTCTGGTTATCTTGAATGTTTCGTTATTGATTCCACAAATAGGGGAGTTGATGGAGATTTTCTGTCCGCTTTTTAGTCCCGATCTGGTTGTTCTAAAGTATCCCTCGTTTGCTCTGGCCCCGTATTTTTTAATCTCTGCTTTGGCTCTCTGTATGGCCTGTTCCTCTGATTTGATTGTTGAGTCCCGGATAATGTATTGGTATTCTCCGTATGTCGCGATTGAGTTTAAATCCGAGCGTACTACTTTAATTGGGTATGTCTGGTTTCCGGACCATTTAATGTAATCTCCAGCTGCTGGTTTGGTTGCGTCTGGGAATATAATAAACCCATTGTTTGTGTTGTATAGCACGTCCTTTGATGCTGGGTCATCTGTTCCGTCGGCTCCGATTGTCAGTGTGGTCCAGTCCACTCCGGCGTTTGTTGATTTTTGAATAGTAAGATTTGTTAGTGATGGCTTTGCTGTGAATGTTCTTTGCTGTCCGTCAGCTATCTTTGTGTCGGTTAAGAGTGAGCTTGTTTTATCTCCCCCTCTCACTATCACATAGTTTCTGATCTGGTTAATGTTTCGGCTTACCTTTAAGGACCCGAACACGTAATTCCCGGACGTGTCGTCTAGGTTGAATGGTCCGTTTACTGAGTACTCTTTAAAAAAGTGAATGTCTTTATCGTAGTCAACATACCAGTCGCAATCTCCTACAAGGTCAGCGAGCTTTTGCAAACAGGTTGATGGCTGCACGTCATTAAAAATTATTTTTTTAATAGTATCTGACGCGGTGACATTTGTGGTTGTGAATCCGCTCATGTAGTTTGTTTTAATGTCCTCTATGATGTCATCCACCGCCATATTGGTATATGTTTTGTTGACTAGTTTTCGGTCCATTGTTTGCTGGTAGTCTTTGCATATAATAGTGAAATAACGGAGCATACCGTCGTTCTGTTCCGTCGTTTCTACTACCACTCCACCGAATATCTTTGTCGCTCCATCAAATAAGGTTATGTCATTCCCTAGTGCTGGGCGGTACGTTTTGGATCCGTAGTTCTTTATTTTAAATTGTAGGCGGTCTGACTCCTTTGTTAGGACGTCATCCTTTTCAAGTGTTCTCCAATCTATCGCATCAGACTTGTCTACGTTGTTGACTTTAAGTGTAAGCATTTTATAAACCGATTCTATAAATCTCTCTCAATCGGCGTACTATGAGGTCACCCATATCTACCGCGTCTTGTCTATCTCTGTATGATGAGCCTCGCATATCTATTAAAATCGACCCACCACCTGCACCAGCTCCGTTGGGTGTTATAAATCCACGGGACCCAGCTGTGAATAGTTCTGGTCCGTTTTCTCCAACAAGATATGATCTGCCTGTTTCTACGATTCCACCTCCGGCTTTCTTTCCTGTGATCTTACTCACAATACTTGACCCGACGTTTGATAGAAAACTTTTTGCATCTCCTCCAAGCTGTGCGGCTCTTTGTATGAGTCCCTCTAATTTGTTCCATGCTTTATCAAGCACTCCGGTTATTTTTTCCCATGCACTCTTGAATACGTCTGTTACTCCATTCCAAAGTCCGACAAAGAATTCTTTAAATTTGGTCCATAGCTCTACTGAGCCGTTATAAAAATTAAGCATCTTGTCACTTAGCCAGTCGACGGTTGCATTCCATGCAAACTTTATCCCGTCCCATACCTTAATAAGTGCTGCTTTTATTTCGTCCCAATAAACTACAATCAGGATAATCGCTGCTATTAATGCGAGGATAGCCCACGTCCAAGGGTTTAGAAGCAGTGGGGCTAGGGCTGCACCGAGCGTCTTTAATCCGGTAAGTATTGGGGCTAGGAAACTGAGCGAGAATGCTACTCCAGCAGCCGCTAATCCTATTGAAATTGCGAGTAACGCTCCAGAAATTATGTCACCTAGTATTGGCCATCTATCTATAAGTTCATTTATCCATGTGAATGCTTTTGATAACCATGTGACGAGTGGTAGTCCGGCTCTTTCTCCGAAATCTCCCATCGTTTCTTTTAATCTATTAAAAGCATCTTGGAAAGGGGAGAGGCCCTCCTCGGCTCCTCTGATTCTCTTTTCTAATTCTGCGAATAGTGTTTCGAGTGATACAAAACTTGGAGCAGCTATTCCCATTTGTTCCAGCAAAAACTTGAGGGCTCTTTCATTTCCCTCTGTCGCACGCATCATCATATTGGCTGCGTCGCTGGCGTTTAATACTCCTAGTCTTTGACCTCTCAATAATATGTTTCCGTACTCTTGGGCCTTACTCATACTCTTTACTCTTGGGAGTAATTTTGCCGCCACAAGGGTTGCATATTCATCACCCACTCCGATGAGCTTTTGCTGTTCTGATCCCCATTTTGAAAGTGTTTCAAAGTTGGCGTTCAGGTCCTTTCCGTATCCAGCTAAATAAAACCTCGCCTGCGATAGTGTGAGGTTTGATTCTACCTGTGCGTTTATAAGCCCTTGGAGCCCTTGGAATCCTGCATAAGCCGACAAAGCCCCTAGTGCACCATTGAGTGCCGTTCCTAGGGTGTTTGATTTGTTTGTGAGGTTTTCAGTTTCTCCGGCCATTTTCTTAAGCCCGGCTGATGCCTCATCTTTTAGTTTTGTTACGAATTCCAGTTGGGTGGTTGCCATATTAAAAAATTAATTTAATCTATTTATTTTCGACTTTTCTCTTTCAGCCTCATCTCTTTCAGCCTCATTGTCTATCGACATTTTTATCCAGCTTGCTTGTATGAGCCAGAGGGGCTGACGGAGGTATTCCTCATATGTCCATCCAAACTTCTCACAGAGTGCGACCGCTTGCATTTCCTCAGGCATACCACCTCTACCGGTTTTCCGGTAGAGGGTGTAGTCGTACTCTAGCTTGCTAAAAAATCCGATTTTTCTGGTGAGCCTGAGATGGCATCTTTAGTCACTTCATTGATTGCTTTTAGGACCTCCTCATATTCATCAGCAGGGAATCTGTCGACAATATCAGCGGGGTTGTCTTTGTTTCCGTTAACACTTACGATCATTGTTTTAAGAGTTTCTCTTTCAATGTCGACAAGTGCTCCTCCATCAAAGCCGGTTAATTTCAAGGATTTGTTATCCTCTGACCCCTCATACTTTGCCTTTCCGACGAGCAAGTTTTTGATTGCTCTTGTTTCGCCTCCGGTTATGTATGAGTAGATTTCTACTTCGTGACCTTTTGTTGTTGTGATTTTTTTTGTTTCTCTTTCCATATGTTTTGTTTTTTGTTAGCTCCTAATAATAATACTTCTATTTTAATACGATGATTGAGTATTTACAAGAGCACAGGTGACCATCTTACTATCACTTGAGCTGTAGTGTGCTTTGAAACTGAGTGTCTGTTTTACTAGCTCGTTTGCTGTGATTGGTCTTGTTAGTTCTGTGAATGAAACCTTTGCTAGGTCTATTGTAATACTTGGGTTGGTTGAGGACCCAATTGTGACGTCTGTGTTTATCAATTGCAATCTTAGGGCCTTTGTTGTACCTGCTAGGAATGCTGTTTTGAAGTCACTCTCGTTTTGCCACATTGCCTCAATTGTTCCCTCAATAGTAAGCTGCTTATTTAGGAAGTCCTCAGGCTCGTCACTACCTAGCACGTCATCGTCCTCTAGATTTTTTGTGATCTTAATTGATGCACTTTTAATCTTGATTGCTGACGCTGCTCCTAGTCCTGCAAGGTTGGACGCTACTTTAAATGTAACGTGTTTGTGTGTGAATTTATTCTCACTAGTTGCGGATGGTGTGAGGGTTGCTGTTTCTCCTTTCTTGGACCTGAATGTTCCGTTCCATTCTAGAATTTTTCCTAGTTCGTAGTTGATTTCTAGGGTATCTATCATTCCTAGGGGGTGCTTGTAATCCTGACCTCCTAGTGGATCATCTAAGAACATTGTAAGAGCTGGGTGTTGTGCGCTCTGTCCGACCGTGATTGTGTGGGTGTATGCTGAGTCAGTTGGACCACTTACAGCCTTTGCTCCAAGAGCGGAGTAAAGAATAAGCCCGAATGACTTGTCGCCAATGTGGGATTTAACACTACCCTCTGCAAACTTCTTTATTAATGTTGCACCGATTGAGTCCTCTATAACTCCGTATGCTTGTTCGTCGTTGACGAATTCTCTTTTCTCATCGATTGATGCCTCTGAGAATGGGAGCCAGAAAGTAGCTGCTGATTCAGCTGTTCCTCTTGTTCCCTCTTTTGCTATTCCTACTTGGAATAATCTTCCTATACCTTTTGACATAATTTTTTTTAATTAATTAATTAATAAATCTATTGTTCTTTGTTTTCGACTTTTTCACTCTCGACCTCTACCCTTTCTTTTAACCATTTCTCGTCTGCCTCTTTCTGGTTGCTGGCCTTTATGGTTATTGGGTGGTACTTTGTTTCTCCGGGGTAGTGGTATTCTTGCTCTACTTCTTTTGTTTTGATTGCGTCTTTTTCAGCGTCAATCATTTTGTTTTTTCCCTCTATCATAAAATTAAAATGTTAACTCTTTACTTGCCTTGGCTCGGATGTTTATTGTGAAAACGATAAATGTTTGATCACTTGCTCCGATAGCTGCTGGCTCTGATGTTGACGGGTCGACGGCTCCGTCAGCTACTCCTCCTAGTGTTGGGTCGTTATCGAATGAATCAATTATTGCCTCCATTAATTCCTCGATATTGTCCGTGCTGGCTATGTTCTCGGCTTTCTGTATCACTAGGATTTCGTATGTCATTACCCTTAAGTTCTCCCGGTTGGTTAGGTATTCATTTGCGATACCTCCGGTCCCTAGGATTGCTACAGGATAGGCACTTATGTCTTTTGTGAATGGGTCCACCTTAAGGTCATCTACAATCACTTGACCCAACGTGCCGGCTGTCTTTAAGGCATCCAGCTTGTCCTTTATCTTTGATTTTACGCTTGATATTATTGCTGTCATAGTGTTGTTTTATTTTGCTAATTGTTCGGCGACCATTTCCATTGCTCTCTCTAGTAACTTTTGTATTTCTGGCTCTGAGCTGTCCTTTATCTTTCCCATGTATGGCCTTGCTGGTGCTGCTCTGGCGTATTTTGCGAATACTCTCCCTGATGTCCCTGATTTGTAGTATCTGCGTCCGGATCCACTCGTTACATATCCTCCTCCGCTTGATACTACCCAAGACAATGGTTTTGCTCCCTGTGGTCTGATTTCTCCTCTACCAAACTCCACAGCTCCTGCATAGTTTGCGGTTGGAAACCATCTCGCTATAAGTTTGCCTGATTTAAATTGGAAACTTTGTAGCAATCGTCCGGTCCTCCAAGGCACAGGGTCATTTTTCTTGGTGTTCTTTCCGGCTATGGCCCCGATTGCGAGTATGGCTTTTTGTAGTATTGGCTCTGCAATTTGTGGGGCCTCTTTCAACGCTCTAGTAACTTCTTTGATGTTCTTTATTTCGATTGTGAATATCCCCTCTGCCATATTATACGAATTGGGTTTGCCTTGAGTATCTCACTATCGTTTCCTTGTCCTCATCGGTTAGCCCGTTGTTCCAGTTAATGTTCGACCCATTGAATCCCTCGGAAAGTTTTCCCTCTGCCTCTCTCCTCTTAAACCAGCGAATGACTAATCTCTCGCATAATGCTGTCAGGTCGGCTGGTAATGTGTGAGTGCTCATATCCCCGTAGTTTGTGAAGTTTATCTTGTATCCGGCTACGTATGTCACTGCGATTGTATTGGTCCCCTTAGGTAGTGCTTGCTGTGTTCGTATGATCCCTGTTCCTCCGTCCTCATCTAGTTCCCATGAGTCGGTGGGGAAGTCTGTCAGTGATGGATTACTCTTGAGTCCTGCTCTGTATTTGAATGCTGACACTGCACTTACTGGAGCGTTTTTGAGGATGAGTGAGTTCTGGTTGTCATAGTCTACGCTGTATTTTTCCTCTGTGTATGTGGCCTCTTTGAAACGCCTACCTCCACACGCTTTCTCTATCCAATCAGTCGCACTATTAACGAGATAAAGCAGGCGAGTATCGTGGCCTGTTTCTGTTATTGTCAGCAAAGATTTAACTCTTGTGACCGTTGTCAATGCGTATGTTAGTGCTTGTTCTGCCATAATGTTTTTTAAAATTAATTGATAATTTTTTGGGTTTTAAATTCCCGATTCTCCCTCCGAGCAATCACTCGGGGAGAGTGTCGGGCATTTAAGCAGCTGTTGAGCTGTTGCCGACAGGGTTTGTAAAGGCACGGCCAAGGAGTGCTACTGCCCCAATCAAAACCTTAGGTGTTGTTCCTCCGGTGATTGTAGGTGTAACGCTGATCTTGATGTAGCGCTTTCTTGAAGTTCCAAGACCCTCTAAACGGATTTGAGCGTGCTTTCCGTCAGCTGTAATTGTAGCGGTTGCTCCACTTACATCTGAGTAGGATCCGCCTGATGTATCACATTCTGTCACCTTTACGGCGATTGAATATGAGTCAGGTGTTCCTGTAGCTGCTCCGTTTATGACTTCAACTAAGGCACTATTGTATCCGGCTGTATCAATAGCAGCTGACAAAGCCTCGGAGGCTCCTTGTGCTATTGGTGCAATACCTTTAACTACCTTGATTGCATCGTATACTGAACGCATAATTGTTTCAGGTTTCTTGTGATCCGGTCGGACCCTTTTCGTTTCGACTTTTGAACGGGCGGACGCTCCGTATCAAAAACGATAAGCACTGAGTAGGTGACAAGATTATTTTTAATACCTAGGCTACCGGCTCGTCGGTAGTAGGTGCATCGGCGGTCTTTTCCTCTGTTGGAGTTTCCTCCTCCTTTGGTGTTTCATCCTCCTTTGTTTCCACTGGAGTTTCCTCTGTGGTTTCAGGGTTGGTTTCAACTGGCGCATCGCCCGTCACTTCGGTTTTTTCCTCAGTCGCTACAACTGGAGTTTCCTCTGTTGGAGTTTCCTCGGTTACTTCCGGAGTTACTTCCGCACCCTGAGAATCGACGGGCTTGAGGTATTCCTCGCCGATGTTCTTTGCCTCCTCGTCAGTCATTGAAAGGATAGATCCTCTTTCGATTCTATCGTTTTTGTAACTGATCGCCTTGAGGACTTCGTATTTGTTTTGATTACTCATAGGTTTTCAAAATTAGCGGATAATGTAGAGGGTTTTGTTCATCATTTGTCCCTCATTCAACGTCTGTTAGATAACACGTCACCTTTGCGTACTCATCTCCCGGGACCGAGGTGTGGTTTACCGGGAGCGTTACGCTATCCTAGCCAAGACTAGGACGCTGCGGTCTTGATAACCACAAAGGCAGCAGGGAGAGCCACTACTAGGGCCAAGCGTTTCTTGTAAACAAGAGCACGCTGGTCGGCAAGTGCGATCTCTTTTCCTCCGAATGAACCGGATTCGAATTGAGCGACACTCATTCCCTCGCGTTCACCGTATGCTAATGCCTTTAGGTTTCCGAAGATACCGAATTTTGTACTTACAGCTGATGCTGAGTAGGCTGGTAGGTGACGGCTGGTAAATACTGGGTAACCCAACATTTCACCGACCGGCTTTGGTCCTCCAACTTGTCCAGCGTAGTTTGCAAGTACTCCGGCTGACACTGCTCCCGCTTGAGGCAGAATGTATTGGTTAGCTCCGTCTTTTTGAGAGCGAAGTTTTGCCCATACTGTTCTGTTGAAGTACCAAGCTGATCCGTCGAGCATTGATTCGTCCAAGTTAGCAACAACGTCTGATGCGTCAACAACGACATTGAAACTACTAAATCCTGTTTCTCCAGATGGCATGGTGAATACTGTCGCATCACCATGGTTAAGTACTCCTACGAAAGGTGCGCCTGTTCCAGCAAGACCTTGCTTATCTGTCATGTTTGCTAATGACTCGCCTGCAAGAGACAAGAGCCAATCAGCCAACGTAGCAGAGGCATCAGCTAACAAGTCGTTTCCGACTACGAAAGCCAATTGCCACTTCTTAACGATAAGGTTTGCCTCGCCGAAAGTAATTCCGGTAACTGAGCCAGCTGCGTCTACGCCAAGGAATTCACCCTCTAGGAATGATCCTGTGTAGTTCGGAATACCTTTTTCGTCGGTATTCATTGGCCAGTTCTGAGCCTGTGACATGACTAAGCCCACGGATGCAGCGATTTTCAAGATTGCGCTTTCGACTTCCTTTGCTACAAGGTAGCCACCGCGTGAATCTTGTTCAGTAATAAGAGCCTCGTTTGCTTTGGTTTTAAATCCTGCCGCTGCCTTAACGGTATCAACGAACAATGATTTTTGTTCCGTATTCAAACCGGTCTTATCCTTACCTAGAAGTGTCTTTTCTAATTGTAACTCGTTGACGATACTACGTACCTCAGCTGCTACAATTGGAGAAACGGCATCCCCTAGTCGCTTTTCCATGACTTCGTCTACCGCAGTCACGATTTGTGCCTTTATAAGTTCTAGTGCTTTTTGATCCATAAATTGTATAAATGGTTAATTATTAATTCTATTATCGTTTTTTCGCCTTAGCTTTCGCTAGAGCTTCTCCGACAATAGTTGCAATTTCCTTTAGGACCGCGCGTTCCTCATTCCACTTTTTCAAGCTAGTGAGAGCGTCCGACTCTAAAGGATTCGACCTTTCTTTTGCGGAACCTCCATCGAGGTTTACCTCCCGCTTGGAATGCTCCAGCCCTAATGTCTGTAACACTCCAATCCCTGCCTTAATGGCTTTGATGGTTGCGTCGATTTGAGCTGACTTTTTCGCGTCTGATTCAGCTCTCGAAAGTGTGACCTGCATTTCTGTGAATGTCTTTGTGTCGATGGTCTTTTCTCCCTCCACACTTCCGCTTATTGCTGATGCCTCTATGGTATCAGCAGGAATAATTCCTAATAAAATGGTTGTCATTTCTTTTAGCAACGGTGCGAATTGGTCCACTGATGTTTTCTCGTCTAGATAAACATTAAAGAATGCATCTATAACGTCGCATACCTTTTCTAAATTGTCCCATTTCTGGTCCCACATATCCTGTAGGTTGACCTCGTCTGCCACTGCTCCTTTCTCTTTGGTTTCCTCTCCCGGTGTAACCTCTGGGGTTTCTGGGGGTACTTCCTCTGGTTTAGGCTCTGTTTCTGGTTCTGGGGTTTCAATAGGAGCCTCGTTTTCGGGGTTATTTGCCTCATCTTGCCCCTTTTCCTCTGGTTTTGGTATACATTCCCCATTTGCGTCTATAACCCCCTCTGTGCCGTCGTCTAGCGTGCATACGTCGCCCTCTGCCTTTTTCTCTACCGGCTTTGGGGTGCATACTAGGTTTCCGTCTGCATCTGGTGTCATTACGCCCTCTGTCCCATCGTCTAAGGTACAAGTATCTCCCTCAGCTTTTTCTACGATGTTTATTCCCTTTGTCGCTAGGATTTCTTTGTTTACTCCTAGGTCATTGATTTGCCTTAATGACAAAGCGTAAGGGTTTGCTGGGACCGGCACAAATGAGAATTCCAAAAGCTCAGCTTTTGTGATCGTATTCCCCTCTGATTCTTTTACAATAAATCCGACGGATGTTGTTCTCACAATTTTTGCGTCGTATAGACGTCTTACTTGCTGAGCGAATGGGTTTGCGTCAGCTGGGGCAAAGTGTCCCATTGCGACGAGCTTTCCGTCTTTGACTATGATTTCATCTGCTACTCCAATTGGTAGCATTGTATAGTCGTGGGCCCATAGCACGATTGGGTTGGCTTTATAATTTGTGAGGTCCCATCCTGCTTGGTCTACTATTTCACCTGATCTGTCAGTATCGGCGGTTGAAATTATAACCTCGAATGTTCCGGAGTCAGTCGCTTGTTTGATTCTTGCGATTGCCTCTTGCATTGCTTTTGTATTCATAGCGTTGAGGAGTTCTGCTTTTACCTCTGCGCTCATTTTTTCTAGTGTTTTCATTTTCGCTTTTATAAAATTACTTTTTAATTCGACTAATGTTTTGTTATTCGATACTCACTTCATCAGGTCTTATGTAGCACCTGCAACTTACGTGTAATGGTGGAGCTGCAACGTCTGAGTATGTTAGGTCTAGTTTGGTCCCGTCTGTCCCGGTGACCGTATCTCCTTTATCGTAGAATGTTTCGTCAATGCCTACGACCTCTTTATGCATTGGCTCACAATAAGGACATACTCTCTCGTCGGCTGCTGTGTACCATTTTAATGTTTTAACTACTCCGGATTGTTTCCATGAGGACCTTGTACTCTCGTTTGCTACTCTGAATACTTCCGTCCTTGCTACTTGCTCCGCTCTCACTTGGTCACTAAATTCGTAAATGTTTTGAACGTTCTGGGTGATTTCATCTAGTGGAAGTCCGTTTGATATCCCATCCTCTAGCACCCTATCTAATAGCTGGATTGTTGTTTCGTTGTATGAGTCAGCCATCAATGCGAGGGCTTTATCAAGTGCAGCTCTTAGCTCTGGTGTCATAGTGAACGTGGTCCCTATAAGCTCGGCTGCTGCGGTTGCCTCTTTTTCGTATAGGTCTGCGAGTTCTGGTCCGACAAGTGTGGCTAGTATGCTTGGCCAGTCCTCTCCACCTAGTAAGTCCTCAGGGTCTAATGCTTTTGTTTTTGTTTTTAATTTCTCAGCTAGGTTTTTTGATACTACCTCTGCTTGCTGTTTATTAAACTTGCGGACCGATTCAGCGACTAGCTTTTCGTATGGTGTAACTCTCCCGAAAAATGCTTTGTATATAACTTCGTAGTCATCGTCGGTAAGTGAGGTTATATCCTGTAGTGCCTTTTTTTTAATTTGTCCTAGGTTTTTGAGTGCCTCCTCGATACCTTTCATCGCTCTGTCTGTTATTTCCTCACTCATTTCTTTTCTTGTTCTGGAGTTCTTGGCTGCTCTCGTCATACTCTTTCCTCGTCCAGATTTTCCTTTCACTTCTTTGGATCTAACCGCTCCGCTTTCTCCTTTCTCTGCAATAGGTTTTCCGATTGGTATTAAATTAAAGCTACCCATAATCATATCGCCTCCGGTTATTGGTCCAAGTCCGAAGTATTTCTCGCGGGCCTCGTTGATACTGATTGAGGCTTGCTGTGGAAGTGCAGCTGCTAGCTCTCTCATCTTTGCCTCTAAATCGTCAGGGGTTGGGCTGACGTATTCTAGGTATAGGTCCTCGCCGTATCTTGGTACTAAAAACTCGTTAAGCATTTGAGTTATAAGTTCCATCTTTGGCTTGATTGTTCTTTCACTGAATACATAGTTTGCTGTTTCTGCCGTCGCTCTGTTTGTTTCGCTTTCTGATGTTCCGAGGATTGTCTTTGGTACACGGAAACCTGCGAGGATTTTATCTCGCATGACGGCTTGTAAGTTTGCAAAGTCCATGTCCTTTGGTGTGGACCCTAGCTCGTTGTATTTTACACCCTTTGGTAGCACCGCTACTTTGTAAGCATTCCCAGCTCCTTTGTATAGGTTTTCAAATGATGTTTTTAATAGTTTTTGTTGTTCGATAGTTGTGGCATTTTCACTTTCAAGCGTGCCTCCAATCTTTGCTCCGTTTTTAAAGAAGTTAGTATTGAAGTTTGTCGCATAGTTATCAGTGTCTATCCAGTCGGCAATTGCTTGCACGGTCCCGATTCCCTCGTAAGGATCCGCAGGGTCTGGGTATTTCAAATGGACCAGCTCGTATGTTTCTATTTTTCTTTCTGTTCCATCTACGGTGTATTTATAACCTCCCAAAAATTCAGGGATTGGCTTTTTGATTACTTTGACGTATTGAGGTGGTAAGCAATAGATTGCTGTTGGTTTTCCTGTATCGTTTTTTACTCCATCAAGATAAATGTATGCGTTCCCGGTCATCTCTAAGTGAGCGGCTATGTTATAAAACAATTCATATCTTGTTTGGTGTGGGTTAACTCCATACAAAAGGTCTAGAAGTTCGTGCTCCATTATCTCCTCGCTCTTTTGTCCCTTAACTTTGTATAATTTAAATTCTATTTTTGCGAGTTCCTCTGCAATTGCACGGATACAAGCATAAGCCCATGCGTTATACACTTGCATTGCTCTAGCTGCTGGGACCTTTTTCCCTGTGGCCCATACTGAGAATGACCCCTCGACGTTAGTTCCTTGCGCGATAGGTAGTGATTGTCCTTTTGTTTCTAGTCCGACCATCCCAAGTATTTTATTTATGAAGTTCATATTGCGAGTTTGTTTTATTATTTATTAAAAAAGGACGCTTGCATTCCGTGGGCGGGTTTGCTAGCGTCCTGTGGTTTTCCACTCAGACCAATTTTTTATTAAAATGTTTTTGCTCTCCTCGGCAAATGTGGTCTATTGCTCTGAGTATAACTCTTTACAATTTTTCACACAAGAGGAATTGTTGCAGGAGTAGGAATCGGACCTACGTTGACGGATTATGAGTCCATCATCTTGCCACTAGATCATCCTGCTATTTTCGGCTCGAATTAAATTTTATACAAATGAGATATCTCCTTTCTATATCTCTGCGAGCCGAATGCCATCTCTATCGAATGGTGTTTTTATTTTACACCCGCAATAATTTTTTTACAAGTATTAGGAGGTGTTTATAAACTATCTAAATCTCGGACCGTGAAGTCGGTTGTGTCATCGGTCTTTCTTTTAACCGTGTAGCTGGTTAGCACTGGTTTTCTTTCGTGGATCTGTATCACAATTTCTCCATGGCTTACTTGGTTAGCCACTTTCAAAAGCTCTCGTATTACTTTTTGCCATTCCGGCGTAATGTTTGGGGGCATTTTATTTTATAACGAATGTGTTGGGTTTTGTTTCGTCGTTTGAAATTGAGAACAGGTCGACTACCTCCATTCTCTCTAGTCCTTGTTGGACCAATCCGAGCACGCAATAAACCAGTGCGTCTACTAGGTCGTCGTGCTCCTCGATTCCAAATCCTAGCAGTTGTATAAGCAGGTCCTCACATCCGTTCTCTGGGAATTGTACCGTCCCGTTTTGGATGTATGGCGCGATACTCATGAGTCTTGCTCTCTTGTCTGCTCCCGGTTTCATTGGCCTGACGGGTAGCAGTTGTCTTTCCATTTCCTCAATAGCTGCTCTTTGGTATTGCACGTCCTCTGGGAATAACACACAGAAAGGATTTGCTTGGACGATTGCTGTGGCTACTTGTATGGTGTCGTGGAATGATAGGCGGTCATTGATTGGATTTGGTTTAATAAAAATGCGGGGCTTTCCATCTTTGTCGTGGAATGATACGCCGGATACCATTGATGTATAGTCAGCTGTTTCTTTTTTACTTATAGCGAAGTCTATTCCGGTCCCCATCATTCCTGTTTCCATTTCTATTGGGGCTTTATCGTATTTCACTATCCACTCCGGTTTGATTGGTGTGCCCTCCTCAGGGACCACGCGGAGCAGGTATTCTCTCTGGTATGCTACCGCTTTTACTCTGTCCCTTAATTCGTCTAGTGATTTCTGTGTAGGATACATTGCCGGCCACAAACACTTTCCGTCCTTGTCTACGAGTGGATATTCAAGGTGTATAAACGACTTGTCTTTTCTCAAACGGGACATCAAAGCGTCGGTGTGTAGGTGGTTTCCAATAACGAGTAATCTCCCCATTGTCTGGTCTATCGCTGGGATAACTTCCCCACGTAGCCATCTCTCTGTCTTATCTCTGTTCTCTTTGCTGTGTACCCATTCTAGGTCCTCCACGTCGTCAGCTATCACTTGCTTTGGTCTGTGTTCCCTGTGACGTAGTCCTCTAATTTTCTGTCCCCGGGAGCGGGCGAGTATGCGCACTCCGTTTGATAGGAGCATATTCTTTGCTTGCCATTCCTCGTCACTTTCTAGGGTTGGCTCTGGGTTTGGGTCGTCTAGTTTTTCATATTCAAAGCGTCCGTAATCTTGGAGTAGGAGCTCGTTGTATTCCAGCTCGTTTTTTATGTTCGCAATGTTTAGGGCTGCTTGGACCGAGGTGTCGGCACATGGAATAATAAAAGGGAATAGTTTCGGATACTCGAGGGCTAGAAAAAGGGGAAGTGCTAGTGATCCGAATACACTCTTTGCGGACCCTCGGAATCCTGTCATATCTATAAACCTCTCATCAAAGTTTCCGATGTGTTCCACCATATCTGGGTGGATGAGTGCCGGCTCTAGTTGCATATAATGGGACAGATATAAAATACAAAATCCTTTAAATGTTTTGCGTATCTTTTGTCTGTTCTCAAATTTAGCTAGTACTCCTTTCCAATGGTTGATTGATGATTGGGGGAGTGGTATCTCCGGATTTGTTAGTGAGTATTTCTGTTCCTCCATTTTCTATTTGTTTTACTTCTATTACTCTTGGCCCTTGCTCGACCTCAGCAAAGTCCATCTGTACCCCCCACGCATACAATGATTTCAAGATTTGATTTTCTACTTCAGGAGGTAATGGGAGGTTGCGGCGTTCTATCTCTAGATTGCCTATATGCCTCTTGTAAATACCAGCGTCTAGCTCTGCATCAAATAAAACTTTTTGCAGGTATGCAAATGCTCGCAGTGCTGCTATCTGGTCTTTGAATGATGGTCCTCTTTCTCCCGGCTCTGCGGTTGCTGGGGACCAGTGGGCTATACGTAGTAGTTTCTCTCCTGCTGATCTGAACGATTCTTGGAGTTGTATTATCCTTTTTTCAATCGTTGCCCTGTCTAGAGCCACTACTTTTTCCTTATCTATTTTATCGACAAGTTTCTTTATAAACTTTGGGTCTATGTCCCTGTTTAATCTCTTTGATACTAGCTTGGTTAAGGCGTTGATAGAAATAAGCGGGTCCACTGCTACCGCGTCCCTCACTTGTCTACGTATTACATTTTCAACATCTGATCTTAATTTTGGCATAGTTCATTTATGGGTTTTGTGGGTTTTATTCATTCAAAACCCTTGTTTTGCAACGAATGGGCTACTTGTCCCACTCGTTGCCGTTTCCAAAGTGCCCCCATTCGGCTGTTTTTGCGTATTGTGGGGTTTTTAGGTTAAGTTGGCGTATTATGCCTCTTGGTGATAAATCATAGCCCTGAGTGTTCTCATAGTCCCTAGGAATGCGTTCTGTGCGTCCGTCTATGGTGACGATAGCTGATACTGGCTCTACTACCCCGATTGCATAGGCTAGTTCCACTGATACTTCTTTTGCCTCTGGGTTTTTGTTTAGATAATCTACCGCTATCTTGCGGGCCATATAAGCAGCCGAGCGGTCCACTTTCGTTGCGTCCTTTCCTGAGAAAGCACCACCTCCAATCGCTACCCTTGGTCCATAATTATCTACCATTAATTTTCTACCAGTGAGTCCAGTGTCGGCATCAAATCCGCCCTGATCCCAATCTCCAGCAGGGTTGGCGTATATGACAGCGTCTATTCTTTCAGGGAATGTTTCAATCAGCCATCTGTTTACTTCGGTTTGTAATTCAAATGATGGCACTTTCATAAAGCTAGCGACAATCTTTTCAGGCTTGCCGTCTTGGTCTATGGTGACCTGTGTCTTGCCATCGTATGGAAACTTCGCAAATAAAAACTTACAAAGAGAACGGGCTAGGTAGTATTCCTGTGGCATCATCTCTGGGTTTTCTCTACAAGCATAACCTCTCATGATTCCTTGGTCCCCAGCTCCTCCGGTATCTACTCCGTTGGCTATCTCTGAACTTTGCTCTGCGATGTTATATGTGACAGCAGTATGTTTGCCGACTATTTTTTCTACTAAATCTATTAAGTTTAAATTTAACTCGCTTATAATTTGTGAATTTGATAGATGTCCCGGCATTGCTATTTCACCCACAATAAACACTTGTCCGTGTCCCCCCATAGTTTCAATTGCTACACGAGCGTTCTCATCTTGTTCTAGGCACAAATCAAGTATTGCGTCTGATATTCTATCGCACATTTTATCTGGGTGCATTGGTGTTACGCACTCAGCTGTTCTTTGTATTTTATCCATTGTTCTTTTCGTTTAAGTTTTTTAATTTCGACTTTTCCATTCTCTCCCATCTGTCACGTATCACGTCACAGAATTTAGGGTCTAGCTCTATCATAAAAGCACGGCGTCCCATTTTCTCAGCTGCCGCCATTGTGCTACCTGATCCTCCGAATGGATCCAGCACCACTGCGTCACGTTGGGTTGAGTTTCTTATTGCTCTCATTGCTAGCCAGTCAGGTTTCTCGGTTGGGTGTAAGTAGTGGAGCACCGCCTTTCTTGGCATCTCCCAGACATCAAATTCTCCATCTCCATGGAATACGTGAGTCCCTTGTTTCCATCCGTATATGATTCCCTCGGCTGTTTTAGCATCTGGCTTGCGTGCCTTGGCTATCCATTCGTGCTTGTAACGATAATCATTCCACCCCATGCTTGCTACGTTCTTTACCCAGATTATTACGCCTGAGTGTTCGAATCCGTTCTTGAGCATACTTTCTAAAAATTGAGGGTATGAAGACCACCCCGAGCAAATGTAAAAACCAGCACCGGTCTTGGCTCTGATAAACATATTGTAAAACACGCCATCTATAAACTGGCGAAATTCCTCCGCACTCATGTCGTCGTTTTTGATACTCTCTCTGCCTGAGTCCTTTAGTTTGTTTCCTCGGCTCTTGTATGCGACGTTGTATGGTGGGTCTGTGAATACCATGTCGGCCAATACCCCCCCCTCGAATAGTTTCTCGTATGTTTCTGGGTCAGTGGAATCACCGCAAATAAGGCGATGTGGTCCAAGCTCATATACTTCTCCAAACTTTGAGCGTGGCTCTTTTTCTGTTCCCTCTCCATCACCCATATCGTCATCAGTTTCGTTCTCTAGGTTTTGGTCTAGTATTTTACTGATTTCATCGTCCCGGAATCCGGTTGCTGGTATGATTGAGCTCTCTTTAAGTTCGACGATTATCCCAGCTAACTTTTCCTCGTCCCACTTACCTTTAATTTTATTTAATGCTAGGTTGAGTGCTTTTTCTTTTTCAAGATCTAAATCGACAAACATTGCGGGGATGAGCCATTCTCCACTTTCTTTGTCTTGGATTACTCCGGCTGGTATTTTTCCACGAGCAATAAGCTGCTCGGTAGCTGTGGTCCTCTGGTGACCTCCAATAAGGACGCCGTAGCGTTCCTTATTGGAGTTAACAACGACCGGCTCTACAAATCCAAACTCCTCGAGTGATTTTTTAAGTGCAGCCATTTCGGAGTCAGGCATCACTCTTGGATTATACTCAGCCCTCTTGATTTCTTTTATCGCGATGTGAGTTTTTTCCATATTATCCTTGGAGGTCAGCCTTGTCCTCCTCTGGTAGGTTTTCTGGCTCAGGCATTACCTCAGTTATTTTTTCTGCGACCCCTTGTTTTACAAAGTCATCACCTATAATTTCCGGTAAGTGTTGGATGGATCCAATTTCTAGCTCACCTTTTGGCTCTCCGGTTTCGTCAGTGAATACCGCTTTACCTGTAATTTTATAATTTCCCATCGGTCCATCATAGACTTCTTTTTCGTCCACTACTTCCTCATCCTCTTTTTTCACTTCCTGAGGATTTAACATATTCTTTTTTGTTTCTAGGAGTGCGGCGATATCAAACTTATAATCTCTTGAGTAGGCTACTCTTTGAAGTAGGCTATCAATCTTATTTAAGGTTGTCATTATGCCGTTATTAATTTGTGAAATTGTTTCATCACAGGAAAGTATAAAGCTCTCCTTGGTTGTGATCTTATTTTTCATACGAGCAATCTCCACTCTAGTTTCTTTCTTTTTGCCGTTTGATTCGTATTCAGCACTTAACTTTGCGAGCTGGTCTTTAAGGCCACCATCCCCGTTTAATTCCTCAAGTGCCTTTGCTTGTATTTCTAAAATAACCGGTATCTTTGTTTCATCAAAGCGTAGGTTTACTGAGTGCCTCCATACTTCTTTTTTAAGGTCTGCCTCATAGTCCGGTTGGTATTGAGCGTCAATGATTGCTCCGTTTCCAAATAGTTCGATTAACTTTTCGTTTGTAATTGCGTTGAATTTTTCTTTTTCCATATAAAAATAATTTATTAATTTAATAACGGCGTGCCTCCTAACACTCGCTTGCAGTGGCGACACGCTATAACCCCTGCTGCTCCTCCAAACCCCGACGGGTTAGCAAACACTCGATACAAGACCCCATCCACTATCTGTCCGCAATAAGGACAAATCATATCCGGTATCGTTACTCTCACTGGGGCACTCATGCTGTTTGGTAATGGTGCCGATTGTGATTGCCCTTTCATAAACTCATTACTGAATGGTGACAATGTTTCAGGACCAGCAGTCTGTGTGCTCTTTGGCGGGTCCTTTTTGTTTTCGTTTTTCTTTTTTGCCATCTATTAATTCATCAGTTATTATAATCTCTACTTCGACCTTTCCTCTCTCTCCGTACTCAAAATCAAATGAGCCGGAGAGGTATTTATCTTGTTCGAATAAAGCGTCAGCAATTCCTTTAAATACATTGTCACTATCTGCGTGTGTTCTATCTTTGTATGTGATTTTTATATTCATCTTTGCTTTTCTGTGTCGTATCTGTATCGGTTTTATTTGCGTCCTTTGAAGTGCAACTCTCATTTGTAAATTCTTGCCGTTGTTTTCATCTGGTGAATCTACAATGATTGGCGGATTACTTGTTTTCCTTAAGTATTCCATTCTCACAAACGCTAGCCATTCGGTGTATCTCACGCTGTCTTTTCTCCACGAGTGATTCAGCATTCTTTTGTATCCCATTGGGTTACCATGTAGATCGTCTTGATTGCCGTTTATTGTGAAGTTAAGTTTTAGCATAGTGTTGTTTGTTTTCCTCCTAGATAATACTTGAGCGTGTATCTTAGGTCCTCCTCTACATCTCTCTGTCCGCTTAGCCATTCAAAGTATCCCTTGTCGGTATTATACACTTCGTCGAATGTTTTTCCTGCATACTTACCGAAAGCGAATCGTCTGAGTATCATTGGCTCGCTTGTAATTTTAATAAATTCTTTTATTGCCTCTCTGGTAGTGCAGTTATTTTTTTCTTGATAATCTCCGAGGATTTTCCAGAAAACAGTAGCGAGCACGTCCACATCTCCTTTTGCATCGTGGGCCGTTGCGTCCATATCTATGTCCCATAAATAGCGGAGGTATTGGAGTTTGTATTGTGGTAGGTCATACAATCTCATTGCGACTTTGTATGTACATATTACATTTTTGATTGTCACTCCCTCTGTAGCCAATACCCCAATATCAAACTTCGCATTGTGGGCTATGGCTATCACCCCGTCGTTGAATATGTCTTGCACTTGGGTTTTTAATTCCTCAAAAGGTTTAGCCTCGGCCAGCATTTTTTCTGTAATGTGATGGACCGACATCGCCTCTATTTCTATTGGCACCGGATTTTTAAAATAAATACTTGTTGTTATCCCGTTACAAGTTACCACCTCACTCTCTGGGTTGTCGATTGATCCAATCTCAGCCTCTTGGAATGCTAGCTGTATGCATCTTGGGTTATCCTTTGATGTTGTTTCTGTATCAAAAAATACTAAGTTTTGCATTTGTTTTTTGTTTTCCATTTTATTTTTTCATAAAACATAGCCAGTGAGTGTTTCCACCTTTTCCTGATCTATGACCGAATAACGGTTTTTTATTAAATAATTTTAATACCTTTGACAGAGGTATCTGGTACTCATTCCATTTAAAAATAAGAATACCATCGTCTTTCAAAACCCTCCAACACTCTATAAAACCTTTTTGCAATTCTTTTTCCCAATCAACACTTAGCACGCCATACTTTTTTGCCATCCACCCATTCTTTCCTGCGTATCTCAAATGTGGAGGATCAAACACGACTAATTTAAATGTTTTATTTTTAAATTTTAAATTTGTGAAGTCCATCACAATATCTGGTTTACATTCAAAGTTTGGTCTTTGTTTAACACATCCTAGGGGTCTTGGTGTTTTATCTATAAAAACAACATCAGAGTCATTTTTATTAAACCAGAACATTCTACCTCCACAACACGCATCTAGTATTTTTTTCATCTATTCTTTTTTATAAATGATAAAATGTGGGCGACCACATCCACATTAAAAGCGTCACCTAGCACCTGATACCTTGAGGTATTACATATTCCCTCTGTGTATCCGTCTGGTAAGCCCTGCAATCTCTCGCACTCTATCGGGTGAAGTTTTCTGACTACTTCTCCGTCTACGATGTGATTGTTATGTTCGAATGATGATGATGTGAGTGTTGGGCTTTTCTTTTCAAATACTCCACCCTTGTTTTTTCCTCTACCTCTTTGCACTAGGTATAATCCAGTCTTGGCTCCTCTACCTCCACCATTGGCCGACAATGCGACACTCTTTCCGTTTATGCCGTATATTCTTTCTCCTTGTCCTCCATTTCCAATCTGGCCGACTCTTACGATCTGACCGCTACGTTTTTTAAAATAATCTTGAGCGGTTTTTTTATGGTAGCTTACTGTTATACAAAGCGACTTTAAATCCTCGGAGTGTGCATCTATCAAGACATCGTTTAGCACAATTCCCTTATCCTCTGGCTGTATCACTCCCGGTATATTGGTCCAGAATAATCTCTTGCGGTTTTGAGCCGACAAGAGCGAGGCGTTTATCATTATGGGTTGCACTCCAAGGGTTTTTGAGATAATTTCTTGCTGGTCCTTTGCCATACTTGCGACGTTTTCCAGCACGAAGTATTTGGGTTTTAATTTTTTTAGTAATTTTACATAGTCCCAGAATATCTTTGAGCGTTCTCCGGCGAGTCCCTTTCTGTCTGATTTTGCAATTGATAAATCTTGGCATGGTGTACCTCCTATGAGTAAGTCCACTGGCTCTGGTATTGTTTTTATTTTTTCTATGTCGCCAATCTGTATAATCTCTGGGTTGTTCTTTTGAGCTATAAGCATTGGCTCCATTTCTATCTCGCTCGCATAGTATTTACTTACTGGTATTTTTTCTTTTTTAAGTGCCATTCTTGCACAGGCTATCCCGTCGCAAACCGACACAACTACAAGTCCTTTTTTTGCCATTTTATTTTTGCTGCTCGTTTACAACTTCCTCGAGCTTTACTTTAAGGTTATGGTTTGTCGACAAAATTAACCAGCAGACTAGTATTAAAAACACGCTTTTCCAGTCCAGCTGAATCAAAGCGGTTGCGAGCACAATGAGGTATAAAAATCTAGACATCGCGATTGCCATCTCTAAACTTTTTATTTGTTTGTTTCTTTTGTATTCCATGATGTTTTTATTATTTAAATAATTTTTGGGTCTGTGGCTCGTCTAGTTTCATTACGACGTCCGGCATTACCCAGAATCTTCTTTGCGTTTTAAGAAGTTCTCCAATGGTGACCTTGTCATCCTCGTTCCAGTAGCACTTCTTGGTATGGCTTGCTTTATCTACAATGCAACTCCTTATCACTGGTTCCCCTAGTAAAAATTTGGATCCTTTCGACGTTAGGATGTATTCTCCTTTTCCTCCTCCGTCGGCCTGTGCTACTAGTCCGTGATACTTTGCTCGGAGGATGTTGTCGATCATCTTTGACGTCATCTTTCCGGCCAGTGCCATTTCGTAGTAATCCTTGAAGTCACTTCGCTTGCACTCCATTTCGTTTCTCAAGTGAATGCGGTTTTCATTTTTTAATCTGATTGCGTTCACTATTGCTATTAAAATAATTGCTGTACCCTTATCGAGCTTAAGCTCGTAGTCCGTCGTTTGCTTACAGCATTCGCAAATCGTCGGCTTGAATGTTTTTTGTGTTTTGTTCTCCATTTTATTTTTTTTAATTATTTTCCTCTAGGTCATCGTGGAGTCGACTTTTTACCTCCTTGATGGCTAGGTAGTAACCATATGCATCAATCATCATGCGGTGCTTTCTATATTCCTCTACCACCGCCTCAGCGTTTAATTTCAATCTTTCGTCCGTCGCTGATTTTGTAGTAAAAATAAAAGCTCGTTGATTTATCTTTCTTGTTTTCTCCAAGCGGAGCAAATTGAAACCTCCTGCTTGTAGTGCTGCTGCCTCTCCCAGATCTAATGTTTTGTATTCGTTTTCCATAATTAAATTTATTATATTCTTTCTCCTAATAAAAATCAATGCACTTCCGTTTCATTATCGACCTTTAGCTTACTCCCGACCGATTTAAGCAAATCTTTTATATTCATAACCCCTTTCTCTGGTGTTTCCGGTGCCTTGTAATTGTCGCCATCTATCTTTCTATAAAGTTTTTCTAGGTTATTAAAATTGTCAGCCATGTATGTGAGTGCGTTCACTTCATCTGTGAGTAGTGCTGAAAAGTGAGCGTTTGATAACATAACCGCAAACTCTGGGGGGTTTTTAAATGTTTCGTGCCAGTTCTTTTTCTCGTCTTGGTATCTTTTCTTTCTGGTTAGGTACCAGATTACCATTTTTTCTATTCTGTCCGGGCTTACCTTATCCTTTTCAAGCCTGATTTTTAGTAATGTTCCAATCTGCCCTCCGTTCTCTTTTGCTGGATCGTGTCCCCGGATTGCTTTCACTGCCCTGTGAAAAAAGTCCATCAGGTGTTTAATGTCTGGGTTTGGTGTCTTTTCTGGTCCACTTGGCGAGCCAGCGGCTCGTATAGTATTCTTATCTTTACTTACCTTACCTTTACTTAACTTACGTTGACAGATGTCACCCGGTGGTATCCCATTGGTATCCCGTTGGTATCCCAATGGTATACCATTTGTTATCATTCCCTTTTCTGGCTTGGGATATAAAGCTCTCCTAGGACGGTCACTTCTAAAAGTTTGAAACTCGTCAAAGAAGTTAATCTCCAAGTAGTCCTCACCCTTGATTGAGTACCTAGTTATGAGGTTTGCCTCCCTCAAAACCTCTAGGTCTTTTTCGACATCCATAATCTCGCTGTCCCTCATCGGGACCACTTTTGCTTTTATACTTTTCGCGTCCCCCTCCATCCGGCCGTAGTCGTCTGTGTGGGGTATCATCCAAGTGTAGAGCAAAGCTGCCCTATCCGGTAGTCTATTGACTTTTCGGCTAGTGCTTATTGTTTTGCTTAGCATTCTACGTTCAGCCATAATTTTGTCTTTTGTGATTAATTTATAATTCTCCTAATAATACCTCAAATGTTTTTAAATTGGTATACCAGATTTAGTGTATAAACCTGTTGATATCGTGTGCCCTCATTCCCGATCGTATTCCCGGAGTCGGGAATATGATCGGTTAGATGGCACACTCTCAACTTATTTTTTCTTTTTAGCTGGTACAATCCTTGCCTCCAAAAATGGACCTTTGTGTTTCTTTTTATCGTATTTTTCCACCTTGATTCCTCTTTTGGTTAGCATTCCATGGTTAGCTCCTCCACAGGCACATTCACAGCGTCCTCCCGGTTGCCCGTTATAACACTGGTTTTCGTGATGTGTAGTGCAGCTTATACCTTTCTCTTTCTTAATTTCAAACTTTAATCCTTTTATCGTTTTTGTCATTGTGTCGTTGTACTCTTTCGAGTAATTTGTTCTTGTAATTCGACCTTAGTTTTTAAATCTACTATCGCCACGAACGCCTGTCTTATGTTATCCAGCATTCCTCTCACTTCCTCGCTGTCGGACTTATTGAGAGTGAATTCTAGTGTTATTGGTCCAGACCTCGTTTTGGTTGTGTATACGTACTTCGTTGCCATTATAAGATTTTGGCGTTTGCTACTTTGTCCTTAGTAGCTCTCCTCTCCTTTTTTAACTTTTTAATTTGATCGTCGTTGACCTCTTTGAGGTGTTTGAGTGCCTGCTTGTAGATTTCGTCTAGGTTACCAATCAAAGCTCCGACGGTCATTCTCTCTTGCTCTGTTCTCCTTGCGAATGCCTCAGTTTTAATCCTGAGCCACGTTCGGAGCCACTTCTCCGTTTTTATCGCCATTGTGATGTTGTAAGTATCGGGGATCGTGTTCTAAAACTTTAATCATTTCTACAAGTCCCAATGCAAAGATTTTTAATTTTTGTGTTTCAACTTCTCTGTCTAATGGGACCAATGTATTAAATTTAAATGTTCCTTTTGTAGGATTAAATAACCCGGTTATTGTAGTCTTTGTATCTATGCTTTTAACTTCATATTCAAAGTTAACTTCTACCCCCACCGTGTCATATGTTTTAAATGTCTGTTTTGTTTCCATTTAATTTTCAGGGTGCTCGTCATCTATCTCCCCGACATCTATTTTTTTAATCTCGACCTTTGGTCTTATCCCTCCCGCCGTGCCAGCTGCCTCCTCGATGAGTTTGGCTATGGCATCAGCGTTCATCTCCTTGAGAGAGTATGTTGTTGTACGTCGCTCTTTGGGATGGCGCATAATGATTGCGGTTGGATTACCTTTTACGTCACTCACTAGCTTTACGTTTATGTCCTCTGTTTTCATAGTTAGAATGGTATGTCCTCTGGGTTTATTTCCTCCTCAGGGTATTCAATCTTATCCATAGCGTCGTAATCGCTCTTATTTGCCCCTGTGGAGGTGTTTCGACCTGTTTTGGTATCTTTATCGTAATTGATACTTTTCTCGCCGTTTTGCCCTGCTTTGGCTCCAAATTGGACCTGTTCTGTGATTATCTCGGTCTTGTATCTCTTAATACCGTCATCCTTACCCTCCCATGATCTTGTTGTAATTCTCCCGACCACTAGGACCTCTTGGCCCTGATCTAGGTATTGGGCTATTGTTTCGGCCTGCTTGCCGTATGAGACGATGTTGTGATATTCGACATTCTCTTTTTTGTTCCCGTTGCTGTCTTTGTAGACGCTGTTTGTGGCGATTGAGAATGTCGCGACCGGTGTTCCTTGCGGCATAACCTTAAGCTCTGGCTTTCTCGTTAACCTGCCTAGTATGTAGACTTTGTTTAAATACATAATCTTGTTGTTTTAGTTAATCTAGCGTTTCTAATTTTTTGAGTTTCTATAATTTCGTGAGTGCTGATTGCTCGGGCCCATCCTTTCAATTTATCCGGGTCCTGCTCTAGGAAACATTTTCTATTTACACATACCCCTATAAAGTTTTGGGTCGGGGTTCCTCCCTCTGTGAGGCAAACCATCAGGACCTTTGGTTGTTTGCAGTTGATGCAATACTTCAGGTCCTTGGCTAATCTCTGAGCGTAGTCTTGATCCTTTTGTAGTTCTGCCTCCGTTCTTTCCTCCGCACTTCGCATAAAATTATTGAGTAGGGAATTCAAGACCTTGCTGTTCTGTAGTGTCCTGTTCCTCTTTTGCTAGTTCGGCACGACTCTTTTTTATCTGTTCTTTGCTACCGTCCTTATAGATTTTCCAAATACTACCATCTACCTCCTCGCGAGTTCTAAACTCTGGCTCTGGCTCCTCGACAAACCCATTCGCTATCACCGTTGGGGGTGTTTGCTTTGTGTTTTGAGCTGGCTCTGTAGCCTCTGGCTTTTTGTCGAGTATTCCCGCCTCCTTTCTTTCGCTGATAATAACCTCTAGTCTGTCTGCTATCTCGTCAAAGTTTTCAGGTAGTAGGTCTAGGCTAGTGATTTGTTTTACTCCGCTTTCAATATCTGCGATTGTTTTGGTTGGTAAATGTAGGACCTGTAAGCGTGCCATTATTTTCTTTTTCTTGGCGATGTTTGGATCTAGGTCTGGGTTTTCTTTTCCTCCCTCGTTCCATTTTAGTAATTCCTCGCCGGTCTTTTCTGTGATAAGGAATGGGTCGCGTTCAATAAACAATTGCGTTCTATCCTTTGAGGCAATCGCTAGGTGGCCGTCGCGGTCAATGTTGAAGTTAACCGTGAGCTCGTATTCAAACCCCTCGCGCTGTATCTCTTTCATTCCGACCTTTTTAATTTTCTTGTCCTCTGTCTGGATCATATCCGTCTTACTTCTTGAAGTGGTTATGATGTGACAAATGGATTGCGTAATTGATTCTATAAACTTTTGGTGTCTTGGTGTCGTTTCGGACCAAGCAGCCCATGTGTTCCCTTTGAATTTTGCGGAGGCGAGTTTTTCGTTTATCTCTAAACATCCACCTTTGCCGTCCCATTCGTGGGACACGGAGTCTATCACTATCACTTCCATTCCTGCGTCCTCTGCTGCTTTAATTGCCTCAATGTATTTTTCTGGAGCAAATGGAGCCTGCAGTGTTATGACGTTGTATCCTCCTAGGTCGGAGTATAATTCTCCGGATCCGTTCTCTGAGTCAATGAGGAGCACCTTATCCCACGAGCTCGCCATTCCTCTTGCTACCAATAAACCTGAGTATGTTTTGCCTGACCCTGATGGTCCTGACATTCCCACTCTTAACCTTGCCTTTCGGCGTTCTGCTTTACGTATTTGTATTGCCATATGTTTTTTGTTTTTAATTATTTTTAAAATTACCCACTAAAAAATCCCGCCGGAATTCTATTCCGCCTGCGGGGTTATAACTTTCAATCCTATGTACCAGACTAGTAATGCTTTTAAGTACTTGGTAGGCCAAGTAATTATAAAGTGGTATTGATCTGGTCGGCAGTAACTGCGGAGGGCGTCTATAACCTCAGTGCGAGTCATCTGCTCTATGTTCTTTGTGTTTTGTGTTTCCATTTTTTTTAAAATGTATCTTTAGTTTCGCTGGGCTATCGCTCCAGCTAATGCGTCGACCTTTTGGTGACGTCTACATTCTAAATCATTACCTCCTAATAAGCAATAGTGGAGAGCGAGTGGATAACTTTTTTGGTTGACAATTGGTTTACAATTACCAAGCACCCAATTAAAGGCCCGCGTGTTTTTCGCGGACCTTTGATTTCACTTCCCGAGAGCTGCTAGGTTTCTCTCTACGGAATGGTCTTTTAACTCTCCCACTGGTACTTTCTTTTGTTCCTTGTAGGTGGAGTCTGTCAGGGTTTCGATTTCGACTTCGCATTGAGGGCAGTGTGTCCTCAAATTCTCAAACACGAGGTATCTCATGTTTAGAGTGAAGAATTGGTTTTTGTAAATTACTACCATGGCATAAAAGATTTGAATTCAATTTAATTATAGCACCATAAAAACCCCGAGGACAGGAGTTTGTATCTTGGCATACAAACTCCAGCTCTCGGGGCTTTATATCAGCTATACAAGGCGGGGATACTTGTTGGCTATAAATTGGCTATCGTCAATTCTAGCCCCAGCGATTCGGCCATTTGTTTTGGCTTTCTCGCGCCTATAAATCTCAAACGCGGAAGTAGGGGAGATACCGAAGTATTTTCCCAATTCCTCAAACGTCCACTTCTTAGGGGACCTATCTCTCTTTTGAATTAACTCCCTGTTTCTTTCCCTTTTTTGTAGCTGTATTTTGTTGTTTATCTTTGTCGTCATAGCTCTATTAACTTACTATCATTGTCTGTCTTAGTCAAGTGTTTTTATTAGGAGAACCCCTCCCCTCTTTCGCACTATGTCGGTGAAAAACACCGGGGGAGTGCGGGGGAGTGGTGATTTTTGCATTTTCAGAAAACCCTTGATTTTATTGAGTTTTCAGACTCCCCTCCCCTCTCTCTCGTCGCTCCGAATTTGAAACGAGCTTTATTCCTCCGTGAGAGGGTGAGACCCTTGGAGAGAGTGGGGGAGTAAGCATTGGGTTTCCTCTTGGTTTTGGGTTAGGTTTTTGGTTAGTATAGTGATGTCTGACTAACTTTGTTGTTGATCGCTTTCGAGATCTCACCGAATGCAAGACCAATAATTGTAGTCGTAGTGTTGTCGAGTTGGAGCAGTTTGATGTTCTCTGCTACCCATGCGAGTATGAATGCTAGTGCCATCATACCACCTCTCCAAGCAAACGATTTTAATCTCTTTTTGAATTGTTCTGACATAAAACTTTATTGATTAATTTACTAATTTACCCCGTATAAGTCCGCCTCGACGTTGCGTCTTTTTAGGAGCCCTTGTAATACTTCCAGCTCCCCTGTTTTTGGGTTTCTTGCTTTGCACCAGTCTGTAAAGTTTGAGCGTGTTACTTGCCCTGCGTTCACGTTCTTTCTGAGTGTGGATTTTAGGAATGCAGCTGTCCCGACGTTGTATGCAAATGATACCAAGGCGTCGAATTGATTCTGTGTGAGCTCCACTTCTATACCACTATTTACGGCATCCTCAAATCTTTTAATGTCACGATCAAAGAGTGTGTTTGCCTCCTCGAGTGTGATTCCCGGTGTTTCCATTGTCACTTGATTTCCGTTCTTGTCGAACGTTGCACCCCAGCCGATAGTTGGCGTTCCTGATGGATCCAGCTGTGGCTCTAGGATTACCGTCAGCTTGTTTCCGTCGTGTAGTCCCTCAAAACCTTTTATGAGTTCTTTTCCACTCTCGCTGATGTTCCCTGCTTTGATTGTTTTTTGTGATACCACGTCCTCTAATTTATCGATTGTCTTTGGACCAGCTATTCCGTCCACTATCAGTCCGTAGGCATTTTGGAATTTCTTTACGGCCGTCTTTGTGACGTTGTAGAAGTTCCCTGTAGCATTGGCATTGAAGTACCCCATGCTCTTAAGTATTTTTTGCAATTCTTTGACGTCATTCCCGGTCATTCCGTATTTGAGTGTCCTTGTAAAGACAAGCCAGTTCACGGAGTCGGTTGTCACTGCCGTTGGTTCTGGTAGTTTAACCTGCCCGAGTATTACTTTCATTCCGTAGTGGATATCTGTTCCTCCACTCTTAGGCCATGGTTTCTCTTTTCGGTATGGGTCGTATGTATCAAAGATGGTATATGACTTCTCTGGCTCTATGTATGTGAGTTCTACGGCGTGATGGGCTGGGCGGGGGATTGCGACGTGTAGGGGAGCCTGTTTGATTGATTTCTCTATACTCTCTAGTGATCCCTCTGGTATTCCTTTTTCCTCGTCGTAGAATGCCATCTCATACTTGATTGAGAAGTATTTAAGAAATTCTTGGCCGAGGGTTAGCATAGCCTGTGTAATCTGGGACCTATCGTGCCACTGCTCCCATGTGGTTTCGTTATAAAACCCGAGCACTGATTGAGGTATTAAACCATAGGCACTTGCTCCGGCTGCTACGTTTTGGAGTGTGTTCCCGTTCTTTGTAGTCCCCGACAAAATAGCGAGGTATTTGTCTGAGAAGTTCACATTCTCATTTTCATCAAAGTATTTGTTATCTTTCAAAAACTTTAATTGTGCGGCGTTCAGCTTGTTGTTTTTAATCTGCCATTTTAGGAATGTTTCTAAAACGTTGAGGAATGAAAATGTCGCACAGGATAGTGTATCGAATACGAACGGATTGTTTTGCCTCTCAGCTGTCGGCTCGTAATCTCTCCAGTCGCCACTTGGGAGGTTTTCCTCGTAGTCCACGCCTGTTTCGAGCCCAGCGATCCATAATGTATCGGCTGGGCTATCTACTATTAAACCTGTTTGTTTTACTTTTTCCATAAAATTATTTTTTACATTCTATTAATTTTTGAATAGCGTCGGCTAGGTTTGCGAGGTGTTCCTCTGTAGCTTTCACTATTTCATGTATCTCTGCGACGTTCTGTGTTACTCCTCTTTGAAACTCTATCGTTTTGTCGTCACGTCCCTGAAGTATCTTTGTGAGGGTTTCGTTTGTAGCCCTCAATTCTGTTATTTGTTTGATGTGTACTCCCTGCTCATCCTCTAGGGTTTTGACTTTCTTTTCCAGTATCTCCACCTTTTCCTTAAGTACGACTATCACGTCGTCTGCTGCGTCTATTGCATCTTTGCGTCTATCACGCATGGTTTTATCTATCAATCCCCATACTGCGACGCCACCGACTACTATGACTCCTATTACCCCAATCCAGCCGGCGATTGAATCGGGCAAGCCAAGAAATGTTTCCATATTAAAAGTATGAAATAACAATAACTTCTCCTCGACCTCCTGAACCTCCAGCACCAGCAGAACCACCTGTTTTTGTTTTTCCAGCACCTCCCCCTCCACCTCCAGGTATTCCACCAGCACCTCCAGCACCTCCAACTGTATTACCACTTGCACCTCCACCTCCTCCATCACCACATAAACCACTACCACTTCTTGATGTTCCCGCTGTCCCTGGGTTACCAACATTGTCTGTTCCTCCTGATGTTCCACCTGCACCACCACCACCAACACCATAATTCCCAGTTTTTCCACCTGCACCACCAGCAGAAGTATTACTATCAGCATAGTATTTACCACCACCAGATCCACCACCAGGAGCAGAAAAAATTGACCCTCCACCACTTTTACCAGCACTAGAAGAACTACCTCCACCAGCTCCGCCTCCATATTCACCATTACCACCATCAGCTTGTTCAACAGATCCACCACCTGATCCTCCAATTCCACTACCTGGAGAAACAGATGGTAAACCTCCATTAATTGAAGTATTATATGCTGCATTTA